AAGCCCGTAAAAGTACTCCCGGAACCCATGCATCCGGCATTGCCGCTGACATTAAAGTCTCTGGAGGCGCACAGCGTTTAGCAATTGTAAAACATGCTTCAGCTATGGGTATGTCAGTTGGGGTTGCTAAAACGTTTGTGCATGTTGATACTCGTAAAACTCCAGCGATGTGTTGGTGTTACTAGATACAGGCTACACAAAATATGCCACTCAAAAAATTAACCCTAAAAGCAGGAGTTAACCGCGAAAACACTAGGTATACTAACGAGGGTGGTTGGTACGAATGTGATAAGGTGCGGTTTCGCCAAGGCACGCCGGAAAAGATTGGTGGGTGGCAGCGTATTTCTGATAATACATTCTTGGGGGTATGTCGATCTATTTGGAACTGGGTAACCCTAGGCAGTCAGAACTTAGTGGGTCTAGGAACAAACCTCAAGTTTTATCTCGAAAACGGTGGTGGTTACTACGACATAACTCCTTTACGTAAAGCGGCAGCTACGCTTGGTAGCAACCCGTTTGTTACTGTTTCTGGCTCTGCTATTGTTACTGTTACTGATACTACCGGAGGATATGAAGTAGATGATTTTGTTACTTTTAGCGGTGGTTCTGATGTAGGCGGGTTAGATTTAAACGCGGAATTTCAAATTACAGGTTTTGCTAGTGCAACTTCCTACACTATTGTTGCTAGCGCAAATGCTACAAGTAGTGCTACTGGTGGAGGTAGTTCAGTATCTGCGGCATACCAAATAAATGTTGGCCCTGCGTTCGCTATTCCTTTGGTTGGTTGGGGTGCATCTTCTTGGGGATTTGGAGCTTGGGGCGTAGGCGCTGAGTCAGTAGAAGAAGTGCGGCAATGGAGTCAAGCCAACTTTGGTGAAGACCTTGTATTTGGCCCTCGTGGGGGCACGTTATTCTACTGGGATGCGTCCGTAACCAACAGCCTATCTGTACGTGGTGTAGCTCTGTCTGATGTATCAGGAGCGTCTAACGTACCTACTATTCAAAACTTAACGCTAGTATCTGACATAAGCAGATTTGTTTTCTGCTTTGGGTGTAACGAGTTAGGGTCATCTTCGCTAAATACTATGCTTATACGCTGGTCAGACCAAGAAGACGCTACAAACTGGACACCTTCCGCAACTAATCAATCAGGTGATTTGATACTGTCCAACGGAACTAACATTATTGCCGCAAAGCAATCGCGTCAGGAAGTACTAGTATGGACGGATTCTGCTCTGTATGCGTTACAGTATGTAGGCGCACCTGCGGTTTGGACTGCACAGTTAGTAGGTGAGAACACATCTATAGCTTCTCAAAACGCTGTAGCCTATGCAAACGGTGTAGCTTACTGGATGGGTAGAGACAAGTTCTACATGTACGATGGGCGTACTAAGCCGTTACGATGTGACTTACGTAAGTTTATATTTAACGATTTTAATGCTACTCAGTACCCACAGGTATTTGCTGGTACGATAGAGTCCTACCATGAAGTGTGGTGGTTCTATTGCTCTAGTAGTTCTACTGTAGCAAACAAGTACGTAGTCTATAACTACCTAGAAGATGTCTGGTACTACGGCACTATGTCTCGCTCTGCTTGGTTAGATTCTGGACTTAGAAACAACCCTCTAGCGGCAACTTACACTTTTAACTTAGTTGACCACGAAGAGGGCGTTGACGATAATGAAACTGGCACCACAGCCCCTATAGCTGCTTATATAGAGTCTGCTCAGTTTGATCTTGATGATGGGCACCAGTTTATGTTTATTTGGCGGTTAATGCCTGATATTACTTTTGACGGGTCTACAGTAAACTCTCCTAGCGCTACTATGTCTTTGTTGCCACTAGCTAACTCTGGTTCAGGGTATAACGATCCACTATCTGAAGGGGGATCAAGCACTGCTGCTATTACTAGAACAGCTACAACCCCTGTAGAGAAGTATACAGGAGAAGTATTTACCCGCGTACGCGGTAGACAGATGGCTATGAAAATAGAATCTAGTGCTGAAGGTGTTACTTGGCAGTTAGGTTCTCCCCGAATTGATATGCGACCTGATGGTAGACGATAATGGCTGTAGACAGAACTAGATATTTTGTACCTTTCCGTGCGCCCGCGCTGCCATACCCCCCAGAAGAGTATGTTGCACAGGACTTTGAAGAGTTTAACAAGATATTGCGTATTTACTTTAACCAGATAGACAATGCGCTTCGTAATGCTACATATAATCAACAGGCTGAAGCCGCTACTTGGTTTATAAGCTAATGGCTAATACTTACGTAAATGCAAAACTTGACCTAACTGCTAATAGCGCAACTACGCTGTACACTGCACCTAGTCTAACTACGAGTATATTTAAATCTATATTAGTATCGGAAGACACAGGTAACGCAGACACTATTACCGCTACAATAACTAATGGTAGTACGGTGTACAGCCTGTTTAAAACAAAAGCTGTAGGCGCAAATGCTACTGTAGAGTTGTTAACCGCCCCTTTAGTACTACAACCTGCGGAGATATTAAAAGTTACTGCGGCTACTGCCAATAGACTGCACGTCGTAGCTAGCATTTTGGAGATTACGTAAGATGGGACGACGTGACGAAGGTTTACCCTTCCCAAAACCTAAACCTAAACCTAGAGATCCTTATGATGACTCAGTTGACTCTGACACTAAAGATCCCGTAACGCCTACGCCAACGCCTACGCCTACACCTACACCTACACCTACACCTACACCTACACCTACACCTACACCTACACCAACGGGTACGCCTGAGTTTGACTTTTCTGGGTTTGATTTTTCTGATTTTAACTTTGGTGAAAATTTTGACGCAGGCACGTTTAACCCAGACGACTATGTTGTAGATAGTAATGATAATGATGTTGATGCTGATGCTGATACTAGCTCAAGTAGTGTCTACTCCCCTACTACTTTAGGAACTATTACTACACAAGATTATGGTTCTGGTACTCAATATGATACTCCTGAAGAAGCTCTAAGTAGTTACTACGATATGTTTACTACTGTTTCTGGGTATCAGGCACAGACTCAAAGTATTTATAACTATAACAATTACGATCCCGGCGATTTTGCTAGAGCTGGCTTTAGTGGGATGCTTGACCCGCAAAAAGTAGCGGGCGGTAAATATATATCAAGTTACGTTACCAGCAATAATATTCCTTTAACTAAAGAAATAGACGGAAAAACCTACTACTTAACTACAGGTTCTGGAGATGCTAATAATGCATTGTTTGGAGTGTTACCAGAGTCAGATTTTGTTGCTCTTGGCCCAGTAGGTACTTATTCTACCCTTGCTATAGATAAACCTACTATTTGGGACAACCCTGTTTTACTTATTATAGCATCTCTTATTAACCCTATTTACGGCCCTGCTGCTCTTACAGCAGCTAAAGGGTTAGCGGGGGAAACATTACATTTAGGAGATTGGATGGCCCTAACATCTGCGGGGTTTGATTTTCTTTCCAATGGCACATTAAACTTTGGGGTATCTGAGTATGACCCCTTTGGTAGTGTCCCTCCTATTGATCCTACTACAGGGCTACCAATAGCACCCAGTGCGGCAGTTGTAGGCCAATCAGCGTCTAGTTGGATTGATGATGCAATAAATAGAGTTACAGAAGCTGGTTTATCTGGACAAATATTAAGTAGAGAAGATTTTTTAGCGGCAATATTTGGTGCTGATCCCGATAATCTAAGTGGAGGTATAGACTGGGAACAGATATACGGAGTAGGGACTACAATTGACAGTGTTTACGATGATTATGTATTAGGTCAAGAACAAGCAGCGGCAGCCCTTGAAGCAGAACGAATACGTTTAGAAGAAGAAGCGGCAGCGGCGCAAGCAGAGGCAGATAGACTTGCAGCAGAAGCAGAAGCAGCAGAAGAAGAAGCGGAAAGAATACGTTTAGAAGAAGAAGCAGCGGCAGCACAAGCAGAAGCGGATAGGATAGAGGCTGAACGCCTTGCCGAAGAAGAACGCCTTGCGGAAGAAGAACGAATAGCTGAAGAAGAACGAATAGCTGAAGAAGAACGAATAGCTGAAGAAGAACGAATAGCTGAAGAAGAACGAATAGCTGAAGAAGA